TATCCTCTCCCTGTTCTACAATCTTGGATAGGTATGGCTGATACTCCTACACCTCCGGCGCTTCCCGACACCCCTCTTGAGGGGATGGATTCGCCCGCCCCGACTGAGGGCATGGATTCGTCTGCCCCGACTGAGGGTGCTCCCGGCATCCCCGACATCCCAACCGATCCCACCAAGGCACCAACTCACAAAGGCGCTGAGGGTGAGATTGAGAAGATTGCCGATGACTATGTGATTCCCCTTTCGGATCAGGCAATCAAGTCGTGGGCCAAGGCTGGTCCCGAGGAGTTCAAGAAGTACGCCGAGCAAGTTGCTCAGGGCATGTACCCGAACTTTGCTGCACAGATCGCAGCAGGCATCCCGACCCGCATCCTTCTTGACCCGTACATTCAGGTGGCGCAGCAGGTTCTCGGTCCCGTGATGTCGGAGCCGAACTGGTCTGACCCTAAGTGGGGTGCTGCGCTACAGGGCGGTATTGACCCCAAAACCAATCGACCTATTCCTATGACGCTTGATGAGTGGAGGAAGCATCTGATGACTCACCCCGGCCACGGCTGGGACAAGTCACCACAGGCGCATGAGCGTGCAGCTCAGTTCAACCAGATCATCAACCAGGCGTTCAGTTCGCCAGGGGGTCAGCAGTAATGACTGCAACTAACAAGAAATCAGGCGGTGGAGCGCCGCCGCCTCCTCCGCCATCTTTGCTTGGTGGGGGTGGAAGCACCGCTGTCTACAGTCTGTCCGGTGCGCCGGAAGGGAAGATTTACAACGGTGGCACGTTCTACGATGCCGATTCACTTGATGTTTTTCTTGGCAATCTTGCTCGGCACCCAGGAGACCTTGCTGCTGCTTACAGCTGGCTTACCAATCAATCTCCGTCTGGCAATGTTGGTCAAGAGATTGACGTAATCCGCAAAGCATACGCTGCTGCGGGTGGTGCCAAGACAAGCCTGTTCACGCTGTACCCGACGCAAGGCGGATATGACCTAGCCACCGGTACTAGAAGGAGTCCTAGTAACTCAGCATCGGGTCCATCTTCCAACCCGACTATTGTTTTTGGCAGTTCTGGTCCCGGTGCGCAGGACATGACTGCCAGTGCGGAGTTGTCTGCTTACTCGCAGGTGCTTTCCAACTTGAGCGCATGGGGGCTTGAATCTCTTTCCGATCAAGCGTGGCAGATGATTTCTGACCCCGGCTACCACCTCAACGCCGGCCTTGTCATGCAGCAGATTCGACAGACTCCTGAGTACAAGGCTGTGTTCCCCGGTATGGATGAGATCAATAACAAGGGTCTCAACATGACGGAGAACCAGTACCTCAATCACAAGATGGACATTCAGGACCAGTTTGCCAACTCGGGCATCCCCACAAAGATGCTGACCCCCGAGGAGATGGGGAAGCTGATTTCCAACGGTGTGTACCAGGGCAACCTTGCCGCTCGTTTGCAGAAGGGCTACGAGATGGTCAAGAACGCCGATCCGTACATCAAAAAGACGTTGCAGGATTGGTACGGCGTGAAGCCCGGACACCTCCTCGCCTACATGGTGTCGCCCAAGCATGGACAGCAGCAGATCGTCAAGGAAGTCCAGGCTGCCATGATCAACACCGAGGCGCACAACGCCAAGTTCAATGGTCTTGATCAAAAGACTGCCGAGCAGTTGTCCAAGCAGATGACCTCTGGTGGGTATGGCATGGACACCTACAAGACGGGCTTTGCCAAGGCCGCAGCAGAGCAGCCGTTGGAGCAGGCGCAGATCGGTCAGCGTGGTCAGGCTACGGTCTCGCAGCAGCAGATCCTTGCCGGCACGTTCGCAGGCTTGAAGGAGCCGGGTGTCGGCTTACAGGCTGAGGCTCAGCGTGCAATCGATCTGGCTTCTCAGGCACGCACCGCAGGCTTGCAAGGTGGCGGTGGCTACGCACAGAACGCCTCGGGTGGACTCGGCATCGGTTCTGCCAGCAGCGAAGGCACCGGCAAGTAGACACACGCCGTAGCGTTTTCTGATACACTTACGTCTAGTGGAGCTTTGGCCGGACTGGTCCGTGAGCTAAGGCCGCTGCCCGATGGGACTCGGCAACCCCATTGTGTAGATGCCAACTTACCCAACTATCCGTATTCACTTCCTCCGGTGAGTATGCGTAAGGGATGGAGAGATCAACATGAGTGAGTCTGACGAGTTCTACGACGATCAGGATTCCGGTAGCCTTGACCCCAACATTCGGGCCGAACTTCGCAAGTCGAAGGAGCGAGCACGAGAGGCCGAGGATGCCAAGCACGAGGTGATGCAGCTCAAGCGTGAGTTGGCTTTCACCAAGGCAGGGATTCCTGAGACTGGCGTTGGAGCACTTCTTCGCAAGGCATACGATGGGGACACCGACCCCGAGGCGATCCGCAAGACCGCCGAGGAGTACGGAATCTTCGGAAGCAATGCCAGCGACCAGGAGCGCATTGACCCGGTTCGTGAGGAGCTTGAGCGTCACCGCAGCATCGCAGGTGCAACGGGAACCAGCAACTCTGGCCCCAGCCCCATGCAGGAGTTTCTTGCAGCGATGGAGGGTGCCGGTAGTGCAGACGAGATCATGGAGATCATTCGCTCCACAGGCGCCGAGAGTGGCGTTTTCCCGACAAGCAACTAACCGGGGAATCCTAGACTCATAGGAGAGTCCCCCAATGGCTTACACGCCACCCATGACTACCACGGGTGCGACTACGACTTCCATTGGTCTTGCGCAGCAGGCGTACGACCGGATGGCTCGATTCGCCCTCCGTCCTGAGCTGTACTTCGACAACGTGGCTGACATCAAGCCCACGAACCAGTCGATGCCCGGTTCGTCCGTTGTGTTCCCGATCATCTCGGACCTGAGCATTGCTTCGTCCCCGCTGACCGAGAGCACGGATGTCACCCCCTCGGCCATCTCCGAGAGCACCGTCACCGTGACGCTCGCTGAGTACGGTAACGCCGTGCTGACCACCGCTGCCCTGCGTGGTGAGAGCTACGTCGAGGTGGACCCAATCGTCGCCAACGTCATCGGCTACAACGCTGGTGTCTCGATTGACGAGGTTGCCCGTGACGTGCTCAAGGCCGGAACGAACGTGGCCTACACGAACGGCAAGACCGCCCGTACCAGCATCGCCAGCACCGACGCTCTCAAGGCTGCCGATGTCCGTGCTGCGAAGGCTCGTCTGCGCTCGCAGAACGTCCCGAACTTCAACGGGTTCTACACCGCCTACATCCACCCGAACGTGGCCTACGACTTCACGTCGGAGACCGGCTCGGCTGCGTGGCGTGACCCGCACACCTACTCGCAGCCTGGTGAGATTTGGGCCGGTGAGCTGGGTGCCTTCGAGGGCTTCCGCTTCATCGAGACCCCTCGCTCGCCAGTGTTCCAGGGTGGCGGTTCGTCCACCGGAACCGTGGGTGCGAACGTCTACGCCACCCTCTGCGTCGGGCGTCAGTCGCTCGCGAAGGCGTGGAGCATGGTCGATGGGAACACCGAGACCCCGCATGTGGTCCCCGGTCCGATCACCGACTACCTCCGCCGCTTCGTGCCGTGGGGCTGGTACTGGCTGGGTGGCTACGCCATCTACCGTCAGGCGTCGGTGCAGCGCATCGAGTCCGGTTCGTCCCTGACCTACAGCGACCCGGCAATCGACCAGTAGTTAGAAGGGGGGGACTGACGTGGTTCAACAGTGTGCGCACTGTGGTTCGTTCGACATCATGGCAGGCACGGATCACTACCAGTGCCTTTCATGCGGACTCCACACGCACGCTAAGGGCCACAAGTCAGTCCCCCCCTCCTCCTACGACCCCCCGAAGGAGAACTAAATGGGCGTCAGCTCACCAACCGGCAACGGCGAGAAGCGTGGACCTGAGTTTGCCGGTATGCCCGGTACTCCTCTCCCCGGCTACCGTCCCGACCGTGCTGCGGCGAACAACGCTCAGTACGGCATGACGCACGACATGGACAGCGCAATGGCTGCCGATGGTCGTGTGGACATGAAGGACGATGGCAAGTTCACGAAGATCACCATGCTTCCGAACTTCAACCCGAACCCCACCCGCTCGCACCTTGGCGACCCCCTCATGGGCGCTAAGGTCATTATGAAGGGCAAGCCCAACCGATGACCCCACAGCGCGTCGAGGACACCAAGATTGCCACGGCTGAGGATCTCTCCGGCCACATGAACAAGGACTACACCTTCCCCAACGTCCGTGCGATGGGTGGGAAGATGCGTCCGGCAGACGACAACTGGCAGCTCAAGGAGCCGGTGGTCATTCAGGACATCTCCGCTGACTCGCACGGCTCCTGGGCCAACGGGGTCAAGACCCCCAACGAGGTTCACGGCTTCCCGTTCAAGGTGCGTGAGGTCTGATGCGCGAGTCTCAGGTGGACACTTGCGGTAAGGCGTGCGGCGATGGCTGCCCCTCTTGCGGTGCGTCCTTCTCAATCAACTTCAAGCCACGGGACATCCGTGGTGACTTCTTCGGTATCCCCGACCCCAAGCTTGAGGGCGAAGGCGGGACCGAGCAGACCAACGACACTGATTCCTACTAGGAGACCACATGGCCCGTCTGCGGTTTGATGCCGTCAAGGGTGCGTTGGACGCGGCCCTTGATACTGGTACCACCACTATCTCGTCTCCTGGTCTTGCACGACTTGGTACGGTTGCGTCTCCCAATGTTGCCCTGATATGCCTGTATGGGGTAGACCCCAATGGCAACATCACCAGCTCGGAGAACGTCTACGTCACCGCTCACACGGCTGGTTCTACTTTTGCCACGATTACTCGTGCAGGTGATGGAACCACTGCTGGACAGTGGGTGGTCGGTAGCCAGTGGACGCATGGATTTGGTGTTGCTGACGTAACGGACATTTTGGCGCAGGGCGGGGCGGTTTCCTCCGTCAACTCAAAGACGGGTGCGGTTGTCCTTACTTACACCGACGTTGGAGCTGACGTTTCTGGTGCCGCTTCAACCGTTCAAGCTGCTTCCTTGCAGAAGGCAAGCAACCTCAGCGATGTAGCATCAACTGCTACGGCTCGAACCAACCTTGGTCTTGGTACTGCTGCAACGCAAGCGTCTACTGCTTTTGATGCTGCCGGTGCTGCTGCTGCGGTTCTCAGCACATCGGCACAGAAAGCAAACAACCTTTCTGATCTTGCCAGCACTCCAACCGCTAGGACAAACCTCGGTCTTGGATCTTCGGCAATCACCTCGTCGTCCGTCCTCAACGTCCTTGATTACGGCGTCGTCAATGATGCCTACCTTGGTGCTGGCGGTTCTTTGTCAAGCAGCACTTGGACCGATTCAACGGGACCGTTCACTTCCGCTTCGGTCGGCAAATCTTTTTGGGTAGAGGATGGTTCTGGCGTCTGGTTCCGCACCACGATTGCTACTTACATTTCTTCTACGCAGGTCACGATCACCGCCACGCCAGCCACCGTTGACTTCCAAGGCGTCTACATCTTCGGCACCGACAACTCAACGGCGCTAACGAGCTTGTGGTCTACGGCCACCACCCTCGCCAACAGCGGACAAGCCAAGCCCGTCTACTTCCCGGCAGGCGGCTACCTGTTCAACACGGGCATCTTGTCTCGTACCACGCTGGCGCAGAGTGCCATCCAGATCCTCGGCGGCGGCTTGCAGCAGACGACGTTCTACCCGATCAACGTCTCCGGCACCCCCGGCGCGTGCGTCACGACCTCAATGACCGACACGGCCTACTGGTACTCCGGGCCGGTCAACATCTCGACGCCCAAGATCGCTCCGGTGCTCGACTTCGCCATCAACGGCAACCTCACCGGCACCGGCGACATCGGCATCGACCACGGGCCGGGCATCGGTGGGATCTATCGGGCCTACGTCGCCAACTTCGACCAGGTGCCCGACACCACCTATCCGACCTCAGGCAACGCAGGTGGACGTGGCTGGCGCATCCGCAACCTGATCGTCAGCGGGACCACCCGCTACACCGAGCAGACCAAGTTCCTCGCCGGTTGTGGCG